AGGAGTTCCATATACTAGAAATGATGCTCCTATTGGTACAGAACACACACGATTAGATCAACAAGATCGTTTGTTCCACAACTTCGTCGAAGGTGGGAACTATGATCTTTCAAAGACAAAAAAAGAACTCATGTTCATTCAAATGCTTGAAGGTATTCATGAGTCTGAAGCAGAAGTACTATGTTTAGTAAAGGATAAAGAACTTGGAAAAAAATACAGAATCACGCAAAACGTTGTCTCCGAAGCCTTCCCAACCATTGTCTGGGGAGTCAATAGATCACCAAATTAAAAATTTAATATGGTCTGATTCGGATAAAGAAACAAATAAAAAAAACGGTGTTATGATTCTTATCGAGAATTGTAACTATAATGTAAGTAAAGACCCAAAATTACCTAAAAATACTTATATTATTACATATCAATTTGATGATTGCTTAATGCATGACATAGTTCAATCTAATTCAAGAACAAAAATCTTTGACACTTATTATGACAGAATTGGAAATGGAATCGAATCAATTAACTGGACCAATGGAAGATCCAATTCCAAAACTTATGGAGCAGAACCTGAAAAATCAGATAACAGAAGAAAAAAATGAACTAAAAATAGAATTGAATGCAGATCATATTGCAGTTATTAAAAAGCAATACAAGTATGTTAAAAAATATATGCGTTCTGCTATCTATCAAGTCCGTGTCATGGATGGAACGGAAAAAACTGTAAACGAACTTTTAGATAAATACTATCAAGAAGAACCGTAATTACTAATATGAAAACGTTTAATGAATTTATTGTTGAACAAATTGATAATAAATTTATATATCTTAAAAAACAACTTGCTGGTGCAACTACCCCTGCTGAAATAGAAAGGTTGAATAAAGCAATTTCAGATGCTGAACTTCAAAGTAAACAATTAAAAGCACCAGAGGTTCCAAAAAAAGCAGAACCAGGAACTCGCGCTGGAAGTTCTAATCAAGTAATTCCAGGTCAACCAAAAGCATCTAATATTCCAAAACCAGTCAGACAACTTGGAAGAGGTGCTGTTCGTGGTCTTGGTGTAGCAGGTGCAGCCGATGCAGTTTATCAGACAAGTCAAGGAAATTATGGCGGTGCTGCAGTAAGTGGTTTAGGTGGTGCAATGGCTTCACGCAGACTTTCATCTGCAGTTCCTGGCGTTCAAAAACAAATTCTACAAAAACTTGCACCAAAACTTGCACCAAAACTTGCCAGATTTGTACCTGGACTTCAGCAAGCTTATGGGATTACAGCGGGATCACTTGCAGCAGCAAGGGGCGATAAACTTGGTGCAGTATTAGGATATGGATCTGCTATTCCAGGTCCAGTGGGTTATGGATTTGTAGCCGCTGATATTGGTAGGGATGTCGCTAGGACGTATGCGCCAAAGCAATTCCAGGCATTTAAAGATAAAATTGGTTATACTAGGGCTAAGGAATATAGAAGAATGGAAGATAAAGTTGGGATGCGAAAAGCATATGATACAGAAGCAATTAGAGATACCAGACAAGTTGCAGCAAAAGCAAACACATATGGTGCAAACAAAGGATCTGCTTTAACGGGAATTGGTGGTCCAACATCAGTTAGTCAAAATAAAGACGGAACTGGATTTATGTCAACTGGAGTAGGTTCACGAAGAAAAACTGTACAACTTGCTAAGACTCAACTAGTTCGTGATCCCAAAACCGGACAACAACGTGTAGGAGATCTTGCATATAAGGGTGGTAAATCAGTTTATCTCGCTAGACCTTCGGTTGCATCTAGGGATACAACTTTAACTGCTAATGTTGGTAGAGCACTTAATCTTGGTAGATTTTCTAAAGAAGCAGAACAACAAGCAGCAAAAACTGAATACAGAACAGCATTGAAAAATACTCAAGCATACACTAAAGGACTAGGAATCACTACTAAATCAGCAACTTCACAAAAACTTCCTGGTTATGAGAAGTAGTTTTGGAATGGGTTGAATAACTCTTCAAATAAATAATAACATTAAAAGAACAATAAGATGACAAATCCTTGGACAGAACCATATAAAGAGTTTAGAGAAGAAACAGTTCTTTCGAAAAAGGATGGTGTGGAGGGTAAACTTGATAAGGTGACTGGTAAATTTACACCTACTCCATTTAGTACTGGAGATAAAGAGCGTTATGCTAAAAATACACCGCCTGCTTCTACCAGTACTCCAACTCTTCAACCAAAACCACAGAGACCAATTCCTACAAATGCATCTCCTGTAACAACATCAACAGCAGATAAGATTAAAGGTGGTTTGAGTAATTATCAATCACAAGTAAAGTCTGGTGATGTTAAAGGTGCAGAGGAAACAGGTAGATCAACTTTTGCACTTGCTAATCCAAAACTTGCAGCTGCTCAAGCAGAAAAAGATCGTATTAGAGGAACATCACAAACTGATAATCCTTATTACGATGAGAAGAATCCAATAATGCAGGATATGAGATCTAGAATGCCTATGACTCCTTCAGTTCAAAGTCCAACTCTTGCACAAGATTTAGGAAAGGATTCTGGAAATCAAAGTTTATTGAAAAATCCTAATGCTTCAATTGGTGCAAAACCAAAACCGGAAATAACTCAAGCAACTAAAAATAAAGTTGCTTTTGGTAACCCCTCATTATTAAGTCAAACTCTTAAAAAAGAAGAAAATGTAATCACAGCATACCTAGTGCGTGAAGGATACGTAAAACCAAAAAAATGGTTTGATGATGATGGTGACGGTATTGGGTATGAAAAAGGTGAAGTTTCTAGTAAATTTAAAAAAAAGAAAAAGTAAATTTTTATAATTGACAAATTCTAATCCCTGGTTTATAATATAATTGGGGATTTTATTTTACCTATTATTAAAGTATGAATACGAAAGTTAAACTGATTACTGTAACACCAGACGCAGAGAAGACAATGGCATATATTGCCAGAGTTTCTAATCCCAGTAATCAAAACAATGAAAACTATGCTGGGTTATTACGTTACTGTATTCAACATAATCATTGGTCTGTGTTTGAGCAAGCCCATATGAGTTTGGAGATTGAAACTACTCGTGGTATAGCAGCCCAGATACTAAGACATAGAAGTTTCACCTTCCAAGAATTCTCTCAACGTTATGCTGACACAAATCTTTTGGCATCAGAAATTCCTGTTCCAGAACTTCGTCGTCAAGACATAAAGAATCGTCAGAATTCTACCAATGATCTTGATGAAGAAAAAGTATTCGCAATGAATAAAATAATCAGAGATCTCTTCAAGGACGCACAAGACACTTACAATTATCTTTTGGCAGAAGGAGTAGCAAAAGAGTGTGCAAGGTTTGTACTGCCCTTAGCGACCCCTACACGCCTCTACATGACGGGTTCAGTGCGTTCTTGGATAACATATATCGCTCTTCGAGAAAAATCAGGAACTCAGAAAGAACATATGGATATTGTTAAAGATTGCAAAGCAGTATTTGAAGAACAATTTCCCACTTGTTATGAAGCACTTGGTGGTTCTGATGAATGGAATATATAATGTGTAGAAAAGGAGATTAACATTGCCAACTTATCCTGTTATTAATAGAGAAACTGGTGAGATTAAAGAATTTGATATGTCAATATCAGATTATCAAGAATGGAAAAACAACAATCCTGATTGGGACAAAGATTGGTCACAAGGATGTGCTAGTATTGGAGAAGTTGGAGACTGGCAAAACAAATTAAAAAAATCCCATCCTGGATGGAACGATGTTCTACATCGTGCTAAAAAAATGCCAGGTTCAAACATTAAAACTTTATAACTTTTTATGACAACAAGAAGAAAAAAAGATTCAGGTCCAGTTGGAATTGGTATGAGTGCTAAACAAATGAGAAGAAAAAAACCAATTAACTCAGACTTTCTCCTTGACATTAAACCATTAACAGACAATCAAAAATTATTATTTGACGCATACTCAGATGGTAAAATGCTTTTTGCTTATGGTGCAGCAGGAACTGGTAAAACTTTTATTACTCTTTACAATGCACTAAAAGAAGTTCTAAATGAAATAAGTCTTTACGAAAAAATTTATATTGTTAGATCTCTTGTTGCCACAAGAGAGATTGGATTTCTTCCAGGTGATCATGATGATAAGGCAACACTTTATCAGATACCATATAAAAATATGGTAAAGTATATGTTTGAGATGCCAGATGATCCTTCTTTTGAAATGCTGTATGCTAATCTTAAATCACAAGAAACTATAAGCTTTTGGTCAACTTCTTTCTTACGTGGCACTACTTTTAATAGATCAATTATTCTTGTAGACGAGTGTCAGAATTTAAATTTTCATGAATTAGATTCTATTATTACTAGAGTTGGTGAGGATTGTAAAATTATGTTCTGTGGTGATATTACGCAAAGCGATTTGATTAAGAATCATGAGAAAAATGGAATTCATGATTTCATGAAAATTATTCAAGCAATGCCTGAGTTTGAATCTGTTGAGTTTGGTGTAAACGATATTGTTCGTTCTGGTTTAGTTAAATCTTATCTTGTAAACAAATTAAATCTTGGGTACTAATGTTTAATCATGTAAATCATCTTGGTGATATTGAATTAAAGTCTAGAGAAATAGATGGGACTCGGTTTTATACAACACCATCTGGGGAATCCTTTCCCTCAATTACCTCAGTCACTTCTCATAAAAATAAAGATTTTTTTATTGGGTGGCGTGAAAGAGTTGGAGAAGAAGAAGCAAATAAAATTTGTAAACTTGCAACTACTCGTGGAACAAAATTTCATGAAGTGTGTCAAGATTACTTAGAAAACAATTTGAAAGAGAATTATGATGAACAGTCCATGCTTATGTTTGATGCTACAAAACCATATCTAGATAAGATTGGTTTAGTTCATGCAATTGAAAGATCAATGTTTAGTGAAGTTCTTGGCATCGCTGGACGAGTAGATTGTATCGCTGAGTATGAGGGTGAACTTGCTGTTATAGACTTCAAAACATCAACTAAAATTAAAAGAGAAGAATGGATTGAGCAATATTTTGTTCAAGAAGTTGCTTATGCATGTATGTACTTTGAATTGACTGGAATTCCTGTCAAGAAACTCATTACAATTATGGTAACTCCTGCTGGAGTTGTTAAGATATTTGACAAAAGAGACAAAATGTATTATATTAAACTATTAACAGGTTATATCAAGGAATTTGTCTCTGACAAATTAAAGACATATGGAAAATGAAATTGAAAATGCTTTAAAGGATAAATTTATGAGTCAAACAAAGTTCTCTTTAGATATTGAAAATCTTGTAGAATCTACGAGTTTAAGTTACATTGAATCTATAGTACATTATTGTAAAGAAAATAGTATTGAAATAGATAATGTTTCAAAGTTGATTTCAAAACCATTAAAAGAAAGAATTAAATGTGAAGCAATTACATTAAATTATTTGAAAAAAACTACGAAAGCTAAACTGCCAATATGACACCGTTTGAGGTGTACTGTTGCTACCTATCCCTCAAGAATCATTTTACAAAAAAATCATACGATTATTTTAAATATTGTGGAAAAATAAAAACTACAATAAAATCTTTTAACAAAAGAAAAGACAAATATTTTTTTGAGAAAACTTCTAGACAAAAAACTAATATTGAAATATTAGAATATTTTGTTTCTAGTTTTGTTGAATGTTCCGATCCTGAAAGATTATGGATAGGGGAAATTATACATTCTGGAGATACAAATTACAGCAGTTGGAAAAAAAGAAATCAAAGTTTAACTTACATTTTTAAAAATGAAACCGAGGAATTATTTTCTGAAAATTCTTTAGATAAAATTTTTGAATGTAAAAATGGGTCTCATCCCATAATTTTAAAAAAGTTCCTGAGCGGGAAAATTAGTATAGAAACCCTAGTCATCTATGATAAAATATTCCTGTTCGGGAAAAAGTTTAATGAGGTATTATTAGATCCAGTTTGGGAAACGGTAGGACTTAAACTTGAAAAATATTCACCTTTTTTAAATATTGCAATAGGTGAGTATAAAAAAATTATTCTTGATCAGGTCTTGACACCTGAGCAGTAACCTGTTAAAATAAACAAGTAAACACATCGTACACATCGTATACGGAGAACACACATGTCTTTTGCTGAACTTAAGAAGCAATCTCGTCTAGGCAATCTTACTGCCAAACTGGTCAAAGAAGTTGAAAAAATGAACAAGACCAGTTCAATGAGTGATGATCGCTTCTGGAAAATTGAACGCGATAAATCTGGTAATGGTTATGCAGTAATTCGTTTTCTACCTTCTCCTGAGGGTGAAGATGATCCTTATGTGCAAGTTTGGAGTCATGCATTTCAAGGCCCTGGAGGATGGTATATTGAAAATTCTTTGTCTACACTTGGACAAAAAGATCCTCTTGGAGAACTTAATACTGAATTGTGGGCAACAGGAAATAAATCTGATCAAGAAGTTGTTCGTAGTCGTAAACGTAAATTGACATACTTTTCAAACATTTATATTGTAAAT